GTGGTCAAACCGGGTGCCGAATCAGTGATAATGTATTGACGCTGTTTCAGCGACATTCCTCGATAGCTCAATTGGCAGAGCAGCCGGCTGTTAACCGGCAGGTTCTTGGTTCGAGTCCAAGTCGGGGAGCGAAGGCCTCGCGGCTCCACCCGCGGGGCCTTTTTTCATACCCTCGAAGAGTTTTGCGATCGGGATCTCGAGGAACTCGCTGAAGAGCGCGAGATCGCTCGCGCTCAACTCCACGGCCCCCGAGGTGCGCCGGCTGACGTAGACGTTGGTCAGACCCAGTCGTGTAGCAGCCTGGCGATCGGACCAGCGCTTCCGGCGGAGCTCCGCCGTGAGGTTGGCAGCGACAAGCTCTCGCACACCAGGTGTCGTCGTATCGATCTGCACATTACTCATGTGCCTGATCGTAACGGAGTGCGATACAAATAGCTAGTGGGCGTTACGAACCGCCCGTCCGTGCAACAGTGCGACACGCATTGCGTCACGCCCACTTGACTTGTGTAACGCTAACCGTGACACTGTTACGCATGACGTTACAGATCAATGGCGAAGTCGCTGCGCAGGTACGCGGCGTCGTGGCCAAGCTCGGCGTCAAGCATGTCGACATCGCAGCCGCACTGCAACTGACGCCGATGTCGCTATCGCGCCGTATGCGAGGAGAAGTTAGCTTTTCCGCGGAAGAGATCTTCGCGCTCGCCGCGTTCCTCAAGGTCGACGTATCCGTGTTCTCCACCGCCGCGACCACCACCACTTCTCCTGCTGCGACGACTGGTGCGGCCGCGCCCCACGTCGATGTGGCGCTCGCAGGAGAGACCGCCGACGGCCAAGGGTCGGCGGGACAATCCGGGAAGGCGCGCAACCAGCTCGCCGCTGCCTCAACGCGCGCCTTCCCGGCCATAGCCGAGACCCGAGACTGAGGGCCGCGCCGTGGGGGAGGCACTCAAGCAGAGCTACACGATCAACGCACGCCGGGTCGTGATCAACAACCACGCGCCGACCCGGCCGTCCAACACCCACTCAACTGGTCTGCGCCCGCTCGTTCGCGTCGACGCGGCGAGCGATCGCGTACAGCCCGTCCCAGAGCGTGTCGAGCTCGACACGGATGATCTTGAATTCGACCCCGTCGATGTCGCTCATGCTCCGGTGAGCGTTCTTGACGGCGGTCTCGAGCGCCTCGATCTCCTGGTACAACCCCACGAAACTTCCCCTCTGTCGAATGACGCGTCTTCTGAACCGGTCGCGTCTACATCGACCGTAGGGGAGTCGACCGCACCAAGCGATCCCCCCATCGCCGTGGTCGACGTGCCGGCGCCCAACCCCCCAAAGGGCGCCGGCACACCCAAGCCCTACTACCAAGACGACCTCGTCACCCTCTACTGCGGCGACAGCCTCCACCTGGTCGACGTCTGGCGCGACCTCGACGTCATGATCACCGACCCCCCGTACGGACTCCAAGCGCTCGCCGGAGCATACGGGACGACGCACCGCACGATCGCGAACGACATGGACACCGAGACCCGCGACATCGTGCTCGACCTCTGGGGTGACAAGCCCATTGCCGTGTTCGCGTCCCCCCGGCTCGAGGAGCCCCCGGGCACGTGGTCCGATCGCCTGGTCTGGGACAAGGCGCAGCTGGGGCTGAATGGCGGCCCGTGGCGGTACGCGCACGAGTCGATCTTCGTCCGCGGTGACGGGTGGCGCCGCATCGGCAACACTGCCTCGAGCATCATGCGCTACCCGACGCAGGCGAACCGGAAGCACGTCGCCGATCACATCCACTCCAAGCCGATGCAGCTGCTCGCGCAGCTCGTCGCAGCCGCCCCCGCCGGTACGATCATCGACCCGTTCGCTGGCGGAGGTTCCACGGTCGCGGCCGCGGTGCTCCTCGGGCGCCCCATCGTCGCCATAGAACTCACGCAGTCCAACTGTGACCTCATCATCGACCGCATCCAGCAGCGCACCTTCGACCTCGGAGTGATCTGATCATGGACAGCACGCTCTACGGAACCGAGACCCGCCCCGCCGTCCGCCTCGAGCGTTGGTTTGGGCACGGCATCGACATCGGCATCAAGCTCGACCGCGGCCAGGTCACGTTCATCGCCCGCGACGTGCTCGAGGCGATGGGACTCGACCTCGACTGGACGGAGGGTCAGCCCGACCGTACCGCCACCGGCAAGGAGCGCGCGCTCCACTGCACCACCTGGGAGCTCGAGCGTCTCACCGTCGTGCTCGAGGCGCTCGGCACCCGCGACGCCCTCGCGCTGATCGACTGGGCCGCGTCGAAAGTTGACGAGTTCACCCAGGCCGGCACCGACTCGATCGAGCGCGCATCCCTCCCGAACCCCGAGCCCATCACCACCCTCGGCCCGGACGACCACGCGGCTGCGGCCCCCACCGACGAGCTACCCGAGTGGTACAGCGTCTCCGACGCCGCCGCGATCCTCTCCCGCGACCCCGCCATCAGCATCGGCCAGGGTCGACTCTTCGAGTGGATGCGCACCCGCGGCTGGGTCACGCGCCCCGCCGGCGTCTGGGAACCCTCCCGCGACCTCACCGCCAACGGCTGGCTCAAGATCATCACCCGCAAGATCCGCAACACCAAGCAGATCTACCCGCAGGTGTGCATCACCCCACTCGGGCTGCAGAAGCTGCACGAGTTCCTCGGTGGCACCGCCACCATCCACCTCCAACTCACTGACCCCGAACTCACTGAGGAGAAGAAATGACCACGACACAGGAGCGCGCCGCAGCGACGCACGACGAAGCCAGGTGGTGCTCGGCCTGCGCCGGCACCGGCGTCGTCGACGACTGGCACCCGACCGGAGTCGGCCGCGAACCGAGGCCGTGCCACGACTGCGACGGAACCGGCTGGTTCAACGCCGCCGGCCAGCCCGCCGACCCGCCGCGGTCGCGCCGAGTGTGGCACGAGCTCGCCGGCGTCGTGGCGTTCTTCGCGGTCCTCGCGCTCGCGGGCTGGCTCGTCGACAACTACTGGCCGGGAGCCGTAGCCCTGATCGCCCTCCTGTCCGTCGCGGCTTGGAAGGCATGCTCGTGGACGCGGTGACGACCTTCTGGCTCTACGCCTTCATCATCCTGATTATCGCGCTCGCCGGATGCTCCTGGCTGCTGTGGATCGCATACCGAGCAGACCTTCGTCGGCGTCGTCGAGCGACGCACCTCGCGCGCCTCCGCGTGAAGTACTACCGGTCCGAACGGTGACCGCCGAGAACGCGGTCGACGTCCCCACCGGTGGCGTCGACGACACCGACCTGCACTGCGCCCTGTGCGACACGGACCTCGAGCCAGGCATGGATACGATCATGCGCCTCGAGGAGTTCCCCGGCGTCGTGTTCTGCGATCGCTGCCAGCCGCTCATGAGTCTCGGTCTCCGAACCGTGGATGACGCTGCAGCGCCCAAGCTGCGCGATCGGACCCGCACCCCCTGGACTCTCGCCCACTCGCTGATCCTGGCCGGCCTTGTCACCATCGCCGCGACCGCTGTCGGCGTCGCCATCATCGCCGGCACCTTCCTTGCCGGCCTCATCACCCGCAACTGACGCGCCCCGTCGCCCACACCCAGGAGCACCCGCATGCCTCGACCCCGCACCGAACGCCCGACCCTCGACGGCGACCACACCACCATGACCGATCTCGAACTCCGACGCCACTACTTCGCCGGCTGCGGACACGACTCCTGTCGCGCCGCAGCGAACGAATGGAAGAAGCTCACACCCGAGCAGAAGGCCGAAGCGAAAGCAGACGAGAGCCGGCGGACCATCGCCGTGCTCGCGGAGCCCTACCCGGCCGTGCCCGCCGGCTACGTGAACACCGCCGCTCACGTTGCCCGGACCCAGCTGCAAGCGCTGTTCGCCCTCGGCTACGACGAAGACCTGCTCGAGCATCACCTCCCGATGATCGGCGACGAAATCCGCGCTGTGCTCTTCTCTAACGGCCCTGACAGCGACGCCACTGACGACCAGGCCCGCGCGATCGGCAAAGCCTTCCAGCAGCTGCGGTCAACGCCGCCGAGCACCGCCAGCAGGGACGCCCGCTCACGTATCGCCGAGAACCGCGAGTACGCCAAAGGCCACGGGTGGGTAACACCCGACCAGCTCACCAACATGGACTCACGCGACACCCACACGCCATCGGAACCGGCCGCGGAGACCTTCGCCGACCGGATGAACGCCCGCATCGCGGCCGCCACCGAGCCTCCCGCAGCGCCCACACCCACCGACTGGCGCGAGACCCCCGGCAAGACCCTCAACGAAGCCGTCAACGATACTCTCGCCGCCATCGACCGAGCGACCGATAAACCTCCCGCGCTCGCCGCAAAAGCTGTCGACGACGAGCCCGCTCAATCCGTCGACGATCTGCGCGAGGAAGTCACATTCCTCACCCTCGGCCTGGAAGTCCGCGCCGAGCTCTACGCAGAGCTCCAGGCCACGAACCGATCGCTCAGCGATGACCTCGCCCGCACGATCACCATCAACCAGCAGCTCCGCATGGAGAAGGCCGCACTGCAGGTCGAACTCTTCGCCACCCGCTACGAGATCGGCGAACTGAAAGACCTCGCCTTCCACCTCGCCGAGCAAGCACCCCCACCCGAACCCATCACATACGCACTGCCCATCAGAAAGCCCGCACGGGGCCTTCTGGCGGCCATCAACGCCCGACTCCACCCCGGCCCGCGCCGGACCCAGGAGAGCGCGTGACACGCCCCGGAACGGTCAAGCCCGACGTCCTCGACTACGGCCGCCCCGTCCGCCCCAACGACAAATGGCGCATCGGCGCCGTCCGCGACGCACAGACAATCGGTGGCCCCATGAGCTGGCTCTGGTACGTGCAACCCGTCGACCCACACGCCCACGCAATCTGGGCCCGCAACCCCCGCTACCGCCGCCACCGCGTCTACCTCCGCGACTGGAACGCCTGCCTCCGCTGGGTCATCGCCGCCCAGACCACCGACCCATGAGCACCGAAGCGCTCGCCGCAGCCGTCGCGTCCCTTCGCAGGATCGGCGGCGCCTACGAGCCTGTCGCCGCCGCAGTCCAGCACTAGAACCAGGAGAACCACCCGTGAGCATCCAGCACCTCGAGGCGGCCGCCGAGACGCCGCTGCACGCCACCAGCAAGCTCGTGCTGATGGCGATCGCTGACGACGCCAACAAGCTCACTCGTCTCGCCTATCCCGGCATGCCGAAGATGGTGCTGTGGTCGGGCGCCTCCGAGCGTCGGATCTTCGGCATCCTCGAGGAGCTCATCGCAGAGCAGTTCGTAGCCCGCTGCTCATTCGGTAAGCCCGGGCGGCGCACCGAGTGGCTGATCTTCCCGACTGCCGAAGAAATCGAGGCGCTCGACGCGCTCAACCCCGAGCTCAACCGCGTCAGTGCCGAGGCGATGCGACGAGTGCACGCGGCGATCGCCAGCCGCGCCGAGAAGGCTCGGATCGACGCCGAGAAGGAGGCGGCTCGTGAAGCGAAGAGGGCCGCTCGAGCAGTTGCACGACCGGCAATGCCGGCCCTATTCGAGTCTGTGGATAACTCAGAAGGAAGGGTGCCACCGGTTGCACCCTTCGATGCGACTAAGGGTGCAACCCAGAGTAAAACCACTGCCACCCATGGCACCCCTACCGTTATAACCTCCCCTGTCTATCCCAGTCATGTAGAGAACACTCACCAGACGGCTGTGGGAACTCAGCCGATCGACGACGACGAAATCCACCCACCCACACCGCTGGACCTCGCCCGGTCGAAGAAGCTCACGATCGACTACGAAGCCATCCGCGAAGCCCTGGCGCCACTCGCCCTCGAGGTGACCGTTACCGACACCATCGCAGGCCTCGCTGCACGACGCGTCCTGCAGCGTGCCGCCGGCCGTGTCGCGAACCCCACCGGATTCGTCCTCACCGCGATCCGTAACCCCGACGACCGCATCGACTGGCAGGCCTGGCTCCTCGGCGTCGAGAACGACATCGCCGCCGCAGCCGCCGAGGCCGGAGGGAACCCGTTCTGATGAATCCGTTCAACTCAGAGCCAGTCAGCCGCGAGGAGTACTACGCGATGAAGGCCGCATCCATGACCGAAACGCAGCTGCAGAACGGCGTCATCTTCCTCGCCCAGAAGCTCGGCTGGCTGGTGTACCACACCCATGACTCACGCCGATCGCAAGCAGGCTACCCGGACCTGCACCTGGTGCACGTCCGCAGCGGCCGCTCGATCTTCCGGGAACTCAAGACCGCGAAGGGCCGCGTCTCACCCGATCAGCAGCGCTGGCTCGACGCCCTCACCGCCTGCGGCATCGATGCCCAAGTGTGGCGGCCCGCCGACTGGTTCTCGGACCGCATTCACAACGAGCTAAATCCGCCACCCATCAACAAAGACCGCTCCACGATCCCGCGGAACCCGCCGCGGTAGCACCCGATCCATCAACTAACCGTCAACGAAAGGAATACCTGATGAACGCCGCGCCCGGCACCCTCATCCACCTCAACCCGGCCGAGATCGCCACGGATAAGAACATCCGCAAGGATCTCCAGATCACGCCCGACTGGGTGAAGAACCTCAAGCAGCATGGCGTCCGCCAGCCAATCAGCGCCTACTGGGACTCGAAGCTCGAGCAGTACCAGGTCGAGGCCGGCCACCGCCGCACCGTCGGCGCTGTCGAAGCAGGCCTCGAGACGATTCCGGTCTACATCGTGGACGCTCCCGACGACATCGCTCGCACGGTCGACCAGATGGTCGAGAATGTTCACCGCGAACCACTTCGCCCGGTCGAGACCGCTGCCGCGTACAAGGAACTCGCCCTCTTCGGCCTGCCGGCCATGGCGATCTCACAGCGCACCAACACGAAGCTCGCGAAGGTCGGCGACGCGATCGCCGTCGCAGGCAACCCGGTCGCCGCATCCGTGCTCGAGCAGCATCAGCAGCTCACGATCGACGACGCACTCGTCTTCGCCGAATTCGATGGTGACGACGAGGCGATCGCCACTCTCACAGAGACCGTCACACACAAACCCGGGCAGTTGCCGCACATCGCGCAGCAACTCCGCGACGACCGGGACTACCAGGCCTCCCGCGTGACTGTTCAAGCGGATCTAGAGCGGCGCGGCATTCCAGTCCTGGACGCACGCCCGGGGCATCGCGATCCCAGCTTCCTGTCCCTCGACATCGCCTACACCAACTACGAGAAGAGCAAGAAGGCGCAGCTCGCGAACATCCCGTCCGAAAACCTCGCCGCCTTCATCGGTTGGAACTGGCAGAGGCTCGAGACGGGGCGCCAAGTGCAGCGCGCTGAGGTCGAGTACTACGTGAAGGACTGGAAGGATCTCGGCCTGGAGACATACCCGTCGTACAGCAGCGCCGCACACAAGGGCCCGCTCACCGACGCCGAGAAGGCCGACCGCGCCAAGTCCCGCGAGAACAGCAAACTCTGGGCCTCCGCTACCGCCGTCCGCCTCGCATGGGTGAAAGAACTCCTCCAGCGCCGCAGTCTCCCGAAGGATGCAGCGGCGCTCGCCGCGTTGTGGGCCGCGAAGCTCGATCACGCTCCAAATCGCACGTCGACCATCCTCACCGAGTTGATCGGCGTCGAGCGGAAGTACGCGTACCAGACGCTGAATGCCTTCCAGCTCTTCGCCGTTGCGTCACCCGACCAGGGATTGCATGTGGTGCTTGCCGTGGCGGTCGCCGCGATCGAGGGGTCGCTCGACGAGAAGAAGGGTTGGGAGGGCGGCTACACCGGTCTGCTGCCGTACTACCTCAAGCAGCTCAGCGCTTGGGGCTACCCGCTGTCTGAGCTCGAGCAGAGCATCGTCCGGAAGCACGACGCCGAGCAGGCGAAGGCCGCGAAGAAGGCGGCGGCGTGATGGGCGCCCGCCACAGCTTCGAGACTCGCGTCGACGTTGACCTCATCAAGAGGATGCTCGCCGAGAACAAGCGCGCCTCGGAGATCGCGGCCGCTGCCGGCTGCAACGAGCGAACGGTATACCGCTACAAGCGTGAAGCACACCTCACCAAGACGACGAACGAGTTCTCGCATCGACCGATCTCCCCGGAACGCCTCGCGCTTGTCGGCGAGTACGTGGCCGACGGTTACCCGCTGAGATTCATCAGCGACCGCCTCCACGTCAGCGAAGGCACAATCCGCCGGCACTTCCCGAACGCTGGATGGAGCCGTGAACAGCAAGCCGAGCACGCGCGGATGCTCCTCCAACTGAGGAAACTGCCGATCAAGCTCGACGACATCCGCCGGTACCGCGACGAGTACAGGATCGCCGCGTGACCGCCCTCGTCCGCTACGGCGATGACCTGGTGCGACTGCTCGCGTCGATGCCGGCGCGGGCGTGGAACGACGAGGACGCACTCCAGCTGCACGTCCATGAGCACCTCACCGCTGCCGGCGTCGATTGCGCGCGCGAGTACTGGCTGTCCGACCAGAAGTCCCGCGTCGACATCTTCATCCCCACACCGCCGCTCAAGCACCACCGCATCCCCCGCGGCATCGCCATCGAGATCAAGGTCAAAGGCGGCACCAGTGAAGTACTCCGCCAACTCACGCGCTACGCCGACTGCGACGAAGTACTCGACCTCGCCCTCATCACCACCCGGGCCATCCACGCCAACCTCCCGCGCCACATCGACTACAAGCCCCTGACCGTGATCCCTCTCCTCGAAGGCGGACTGTGACCACACGCACCTACGGCAGCTACGAGTACCGACCTCCCGAATTCGCCGACCCGCGATCGCGCGGCCAATGGGTACTCGACCTCGAGCCAGCCGTCCGCCAACGAGCACGCCGGATCTTCGGCCGGCTGGCCCCGTCGCGCACGACGAAGCTCGTCATGGCCGACTCGATCGAGGTCGCCCGCGACATCGCATGGCTGATGGAACGCTTTCCCCTCGAGGCGGTCGACCCGCGGTCGCAGCGGTGGCTGTCGCAGGGTGCTGAGCAGCACGCGCTCCACGAACAGATCGTCGCCGACGTCCTGGCCGGCACGTACGAGCGCGGTGTGCTGCCGAGGACGCCGGCGAAGGAGCCCCGCGAGTACCAGCTGCAGGCGATCGATGTACTGCGCACCAAGGGTCGGCTGCTGCTCACCGACGAGGTGGGCCTCGGCAAGACGCTCACGGCGCTGCTCGGCCTGGTGCACGACGACGCGCTGCCAGCGGTCGTGGTGCCGCCGACGCATCTTCCGCCGCGGTGGGTGACCGAGCTACAGGAGGCGTTCCCCTGGCTGACGCACGAGGTCGCGAGGTCGACGAAGCCGTCGCTGCGTGCGCGCACCGGCCAGCTGGCCGACGTCACGATCGTCTCCTACTCAAAGCTGCCGGGGTGGGCCGAGTCTCTCGCGAACCAAGTGCAAACGGTCATCTTCGACGAGGTGCAGGAGCTCCGCAACGGTGACGAGACCGCCAAGGGCGCCGCCGCCGGCATGATCTCCGACAACGCCTCCTACGTGCTCGGGCTCTCAGCTACCCCGATTCACAACTACGGCGACGAGGTCTGGAACCTCTTCAACGTCATGGCACCCGGGCAGCTCGGCACCAAGGAAGAATTCATGCGCGAGTGGGGCGGCAGCGGCCGCACCGTAAAGCGCCCCGAGGTGCTCGGCAACTACCTCCGTGAGCAGGGCCTCATGCTCGGCCGCACCCGAGTCGAGGTCGGCCGCGAACTCCCGCAGACCATCAAGGTGCCGCGCCTCGTCGACTCCGACACGGCCGCGCTCGAAGCCATCAAGGGCGACATTCAAGAACTCGCCCGACGCATCCTCGCCGACACCAGCACGCACACCGAAAAGTTCACCGCCGGCGGCCAGCTCGACATGAAGCTCCGCCACGCCACCGGCGTCGACAAGGCGCCCTACGTCGCCGAGTTCGTCCGGCTGTTGATGGAGTCCGAGGACAAGATCGTGCTCTGGGGCTGGCACCGCGACGTCTACGAGATCTGGCTCCGCGAGCTCGCCGAATTCGGCCCGCTGCTCTACACCGGCTCCGAGTCGCCCAAACAGAAGCGAGCCGCTGAGCTGGCGTTCTGCACGCCCCGCACCCCGGCGCCGACGACAGAGGTGCTCATCGATGCGGACGGCCTCGACGTCGACGGCAACCCGGCGCCGGCACCCGACTGCCGAATCCTCATCATGTCACTCCGCTCCGGCGCCGGCGTCGACGGACTCCAGAAGTTCGCCCGCGTAGGCGTCTTCGGAGAGCTCGACTGGTCGCCCGCGGTGCACGAGCAGGCCATCGGCCGACTCCGCCGCGACGGCATGGAGGCAGACCCCGTCGTCGCGTACTTCCTGAACTCGGCCGAGGGCTCCGACCCGCCCATGCTCGAGAAGCTCCAGATCAAGCGACAGCAGGCTGAACCCCTCATCTCGAAGGACGGGAAGCTCTTCGAGTCCGCCACCGTCGACCCCCACCGCGCCCGCTCGCTCGCCGAGTCCGTGCTCGGCATCACGCCCACAGACCCCGAGGCCGCGCCCGCCGCCCCGGAGACCGAGTACCTCGCCCCGGTCACACCCATCCGCAACCGCGAAGGAAACCGAGCATGACCCTCACCATCCGCAACTTCATCATCGACGAGACCGGAGCGCCAGTCGAGGCCATCCAGATCGACGGCACCAAGGAGCAGCTCGAGCAGCTCCGCGCCTCCGACTGGGCCGACGACCAGATCCGCCTCCTCACCTACCCGACCGCGCCACCGGCCGCGTTCCTCGGAGACGAGCCACCCCTCGTTGGCCTCGGCATCCACCTCAGCACCAGCAACTACCTCGCGAAGGGCGTCGCCGGGGACTTCAAAGCGTTCCCCGCCGAGATCTTCGAGGCGAGCACCACGGAGGTGACCGAGTGAACCCCGCCCGCACCCTCGTGCTCAAAGAGACCATCCGCGCGGAGGAGCTCGACGCCACCCACCTCGGCGCCACCATCAGCGCCGCCACCCGGAGCGGCGCCATCATCCAGGACACCCTCAAGAGCGTCCGCAGCTACCGCGCACCCGAGCCGCCCCGCCCCGAATCCCTCACAAGCTTCGCCGTCCGCGCCATGGCGATCATGGGCAGCACAGCTCGTGAGGACGTACCCCACCTAACCATCGTCGCCGTCGAGTTCGAGCACGTCATGGCCGACGACGGCAACGCCGGCGTCGTGTGGAACTTCCCCATCCAGGGGAGAGGCTTCGACCTCGACCCCGACAGCGCCGTCGTGATCTACCACCAGGTCGACGTCGACGAGCCGAGCGAGGTGACCGAGCCATGAGCTTCCTCACCGAGTTTCCCGCCTACCTCGACCTCGCGATCGTCTCGGCCGACCACTGGGACGGCACGCTCCGCCCGTTCGCCGAGGCGACTCGCAGCGGCTTCTCCGCGAAGCCAGGATCGACGCACCAGGTACTCCGCCGCGAGCTCGACCACCTCGGCGCCACCGACCGCACCCTCTACGTTGCCATCAGCGACGACCAGTTTCGCCGCGACGGCCGCCCCCGCGCCGACGCCCGCATCACTTCCCACGGTGTAGTGCTCACCTTCGAGTCCAACGGCCAGCGCTACGAGTACGCCGCCGACCAGTTCATCACCCAGCACGAGAACGTGCGCGCGATCGCACTCACCCTCGAACACCTCCGCGCCGTCGACCGGTACGGCCTCACCGGCAACCGCCAACAGTACGCCGGCTTCCTCGCCATCGAATCCGCCACCCCAATGCCAGCCACGGCCTTCCGCAGCGTCGACGACGCCCGACAGTGGCTGATCAACATCGCCGGCACCGAAGGCGTCGCCGAGGGTGCTCGCAACATCTTCATCCTCCGACGAGCGAAGCGCATCTCCCATCCCGACCAGGGCGGAGACCCGGACGCCTTCCAGCGTGTCCTCGACGCAGAGAAGTACCTCGAGCAGAACGGAGCCCTCTGACCATGACCCAGGTCCGCATGAAGCGACACAGCCCGAACTACGACCAGGGCCAAATCGGCACCCTCGGCCGCCCCAACGCCACCGCCCCCGGCATCTATTGGATCGAATTCGGCACCCTCCGCCACGGCTCCACCGGCTGCTGGTGCGGACCCGAAGAGTACGAAGTACTCCCAGAACCCACAACACAATTCCCCACCGGCCTCCGATGCATCAGCTGCGGCAACTCCTTCGACCGATTCACCCCCGCCGCCGGCGCCCCAGCCACACCCACAGGCGGCGAACTCTGCCTCTGCATGCACTGCGGCGAACTCGCCATCTGGGTCCAGACCAGCATTGGCCTCACCCTCCGCACCCTCACCGCCGCCGAACGAGAAACGGCGCTCGCCGATGACGAGATAGTCGCGGTCAGTGCCGCCATCATCTTCCGCAACCTGATCCGCTCGTCGCTTCCCTTCCAGCGCCCGCAAGGCTACAACCCGAACGGAGATCCCCGCTCATGACCGCCGACACCGTTACGAAGCTCTTCGACCAGACTCTGCCGTGGCGCGAACGTCTCGGCGAACCGCGGCTGCGCACCTTCCCCGAGATCATCCTCGCCGTGCTAGCGGCCGCGATCGAGGACGCGGAAACGGTCGAGGCCGAAGGGTCGACGTCGGCGCGCGAGCAGCTCAGCGAGGAGGCTGGCGAAGACCTCCATGCACTCTGCCGGCAGATCGGCGAAGCCATTCTCACGAGCGGCGTGCACGACCAACCTCGGGAATCTCTCTCTCAGCGCATCACTGCCGCGCTCGGCACGCCCGACTGGCTCATCGTGTCATCGTCCCGGCCGCTCGGCTCTGAGCTCATCGACGACACCGAGCTCGATGCATATGCAGACGCCACACCTCGAGGTGTTCTCGACAAGATGACCCCGAGGGAGGGGCGCGGCGCTGAGGCCACGACCGAGATCTTCGATGAGACCGCGACCGTCAGATGCCGCGTGTGCGGATGCACGGACTGGGATTGCTCACAGTGCATCAAGACGACCGGGGCTCCCTGCAGCTGGGTCGAGCCTGACCTCTGCAGCGCATGCGTCCCGACCGATCCCGACCAGGACGGCAAGTGATGAAGGCGAGATCCGACATGTGCCCGGACGAGCTGAAGCTGCGCAGCCTGGTGAACGAGCGGCTCTCTGACGCTGCAATTGGCCGCCGATTCGGAGTTTCCGATCGCACGGTCCTTCGCTGGCGCGGACGTCGCGGGCTCGCATCGAAATGGCAACCGACTCTCATCGAACGGCACGGAACGGCTGGCATGTACTCCGATGGCTGCCGGTGTGAGCCCTGCCGTGAGGCCCACCGAGTGCAGGCGGTGAATCGCCGGCACGAGCGTGCAGCCGAGGTTGTGGCCTCCGGCCTCCCGGCGCGCATACCTCATGGGTACTCCGCGTACGTGAACTGGGGATGCCGCTGCGATGTGTGCAAGGAGGCCGGCGCGCGGCAGAACGCCATCGGCCGCGCGAAACGAGAAGCTCGGAATCTTCGAAAGGACGGCCAGCAATGAGCACCGACGACGACGTGAACGAGTCCATTCTGTGGCTGCACGAGAACGCCGATCGGCAGTTCACTGACTACCTCAACCTGCTCAGTCGGTACATGGGCTCATGGTGGGACCGCGACGAGGCGCAATCTGAGATCGTGCGCAGCTTCGTCGAGGAGTACGGCGAAATCGATCGAGTCATCGAGGCAGCGCGCGAAGAGGGCGACTACGAGGAGCAGCCGTTGCTGTTCGTCTGGACCGAGAATCGCGCGACCCTTCGCCGCGCTACGTGCGGGGTCGGCGCCTACGGCATCGACGATGTGTTCGAGGACTGCGGCGTGACCGCCTCTTCCATCATCCAGGGCGTCCCGGTCTGCGATGCCCACCTCCACCTCGCGCCCCTGAATCACGAGAATGGCGGCCAATCGTGAGCGCCGACGAGCACTACTTCGAGTTTCAGTCGAAGTTCGACCCCAGCACGCACAAGCGTCTTTGCGCGCGGTGTCAGCACACCTACGACAACGGGTCGCACATCGAGATCACCACACTGAAGCCGTACACAAACTACGTCTGCCCGACGGGTGGTGGCTATGGTCACTCCGGCATCTACACCGGCGCTCTACCCCTCGAGCTTCGCAACCTCCGCCAGCACCTCTGCATCTGCGGCGCCGAATTCGTGGAGGAGGACCTAGAGAAGTGGAAGCTGTCCTGGGAAATGTCGTCCGACTTCGGCCGCAGCTGGCATCCAGTATCGGTGGTTCGCTCGCGCCACGCTGCCAGTGAGCAGCACCGGGGGTTGCTCGAGCTTGTTGCTGAGGGCGAGGCGATCCGGAACGTCGAGCTTGTGGCCTTGAATCGCGCAAAGGAGAGCTGAGCCAATGGGCGCCCCAATCGGCTCCGTCGTGAGCCTCTACATCGACACCACCCGCCAAGTACTCGTCAACGAGTTCATCCGCACCCAAACCGGCCGGACATACCAAATCGTCTCCGTCCGAACCCAGCAGCGCGGCAAGCACGCCGGCCGACGCCAGCACCTCCGCGCACTCGTCGTCCCAGCTACCACACCAACCGAAGACGACACAGTCATCCCGATCCTCTGGTACCCGAGAACCAAGGCAGGCCGCTGACCATGAGCACCCGACCGCGCTCGCCGAAGTACTTCCCCCGCATGAAACGACGAGGCACACGAAACAAACCCGACGCGGTCACCCAACTCCTCACCAACCTCAACACCACAGCACCCGACCTCACCCAGACCCTCACGGAGATCGCCACCGCGCTCGCCGAAGAAGCTGGCCACCCGAACCAGGAGACCCTTTGAGCGACTACCCGGCCTGGACCAACCCGATGAACTGGCGGGTTCAGGAGCGCGAGCTCGTCAAGCGCAACCTCGGTGAGCGCGCCCTCGCCAAGCGCACACACTGCTCCCGCCGGGGGCACGTCGACCCGCTGCCCGTCGTCGCCGGCACCGAGCTGTGCATCCGCTGCCACAATCGGCTGCGCCTGAACATCGAGGCCTTGGCCGATGCGTGGCCGGCGCTCGTGTCGTCCATCATGAAGCGGCCGCAGGCGTCACTGTCGGACAAGGTCAGCACGAGCGGGCACGGAGACGTCGGGGGACTGTGGAACCCTGCGGCGGCCGCAGCGATCGCGGAACTCACCGATTGGACGGGCTTCCTCGTGCGCACCATCGTCCGCGACCAGCCCGTGCCCGAGCCGGAGGAGACCCGCGAGGCATTCATCGCAGCCACCTCCGTGCCCGTGTGGGACGAGAAGGGCCGGCGATACGACAAGCCACTCACCCTGCCTGCTCGCCGGCGCGAGTACCACCGAGTCGTCGAAGTCGCGACCTACACGCACGGCATCGCCACTGCCACGCACCCTCGCACACAGCTACAGACGATCGCCAAGTGGCATGCCCGCTGGCTGAGCTCCTATCCCGGACTCGGGCCGGCCCTCGTCGACGACGTCCTCCACTTCCGCGAGATGGTCACGAACGCCATCAACGCCGTCGGTGTGCGACGCATCGAGGTCCGCGATCAGTACTGCCAGCAGCTGCTCGAAGAGACCGAGGTCGGCCCCATGCTCTGCAACGGACCGCTCGTCGGCGTGATCCGACCGCAGGACGACAACCGCCCAAGCGAGATCATCTGCAGCACGAACCCCTCACACCGCCGCATCCCCGTCGAGGAGTGGATACTTGCGCGCTGAGCTCACCGGCCACGACAACTACTGGATCGACGCCAGCGCGGCCGCCGTCGCGCTCGGCGTCACCGAAGCGCAGGTGCGGGTCATCGCGCATCGGCGGAAGTGGCGCCGCACCACCAGTCGTCCTGTGCAGTACCTCATGGCCGACGTCCGCCAGACAGCCCAGGATCGCTTCAATGCCAAGAATGACCCCCGCAAGGGCGCGAGGCCGCCAGGGCTCGACACGCCGCCGTTTACGGGCAATACCGAGGGTGCTTGACACAGGTGCAACACTAAGAACCCTAAAGTCTTGGATGCTGCTCACCCTGGACACGGCCTCATCGTCAGCCACCCGGCCACTCGATGGGGCCTTCGTCATTCCAAAAGCCCCTCGTCGTCACGTATCGGGTCCGTGACAGATGAGGTTGACGGCACGGGCGCTGCCGTCACCCCCAGCGGCCGCACCGTGGTCATCGGTGCGGCCGCTACCCGACACTCAACCTCCTGGCGTGGCCTCGCCCAGATCGCTCGACGCAGAGCGGCACGGTGACCGGAGCGACAGGACCCGACCAATCGGAGGTTCGATGCGCCTGCGCTTCACGCTGGACATTCGACTCGAGCGATCGCCCAAGCCGATCGCTCCCGAAGAGCCGCAGCACGAGCACCGAGACAATGACGGCACCATGGTCATTCACCAAGACCAGCCGCGCTTCATCGGGTTCAGACCACAGCCCGAGCCGACCGATGAGTGACCGCTACCGCTGCCCATCGTGTGGGCAAGCCGCCGTCGTGCCCTCCCTCGCAGCCCAGCACTGCTTGCCGATCGGCTACGACGGACAGGGTGCCCCGATCTACAGGTGGCAGCCCGCAGAGCGCAAGGCCGAAGCATGCCGTACAGAGTCTGCATAGAGCCCGGCTGCCCCACGCTGATCGACAAGGCTGAGGGCAAGCGCTGCAAGGCGCACCGAGCCACGTTCGAGAAGCGACGCGGAACCAAGACCGAACGAGGCTATGGTGCCGAGCACCAGCGGGAGCGCCGTCGACTCGCACCAATCGTTGCTCGAGGTCGCACGCGCTGCTCACGGTGCGGCGAGTTGATCCGCAAGGGATCGGCTTGGGTGCCTGACCACAACGAGGACCGCACCGGATACCGCGGCGCAAGCCACGCTGAGTGCAACAACAGCGCAGCCGGACTGGCTGCCCACGGCATGGGATGACGAGAGCGTACGAGCCTCACTGAGCGCGCAACGCGCCCAGCTGACGATCCATCTCGTTCCCGATCTCCGAGGCCTCCCCAGACCCCTGGGGGAGGCCCCCTGCGACCCCCTCGACGGCGCCCCGCCGGTGATGGGGCTCGCAACAATGCGGGGTTCAAACATTTTCACGGGGCGGGCGAAATGCCCTCCCTTCGACGCGGCGCAACGCCGCTGGAGAGTGTGGTCGAAATGACGTCAGGCGGTGCCCGAAACCGCTCCGGACCAGCCGCAGATCCGGACTCCGCGACTTCCGAACGGCGCGGTCTCACCTACAAGCTGTTGCCGCGCGAGGGCTTCACCGGCCGGGTGCCGGCGTACCCGCTGCCGAAGCCGACGGCGCGCGAGCGTGAACTCTGGCGGGTGCTGTGGCGCACACCGCAAGCTGCGATGTGGAACGTCGAGCGCTGGCGCCTCTACACGATCGGCCAGTACTGCCGGTGGTCCGTGCGAGCCGAAGACCCCGAGTCGCCGGCCGCCGTGCTGGGGCAAGTGCATCGGCTCGCCGATCAGATCGGCATGACGCCTGCCGGCATGAAGGAGAACGGCTGGCGAGTGCAGCAGGACGAGATGGCGGCGAAGCGCAGTGAGACCTCGGCGCCGGCAGCGACGAAGGCAGCGAAGACCCCGACGACGAAGGCGGCGCCGGTGCGCCGGCTACGGGCGGCGGCGACAGCATGAGCGAGGTCGTCGACTTCCCGACTCTCGGAGATCTCGGCGACGCATGGATGACGCAGCACGCTCGCGTCCCCGACGGATTCCAGCGCGGCTGCGCGTTCGAGCAATCGGACTGGCAGTTCTGGTGCACCGCGAACCACTACCGCATCCGCGAGGACGCACAGTGGGTTCCGCAACGCCCCCTCCTGAACCAGGCATTCGTGTACCGGCGATCACAGATCGTCGGGCCGCAAAAGATCGGCAAGGGGCCGTGGTCCGCCGGCGTCGTCAGCCTCGAGGCCGCCGGCCCCGCCGTGTTCGCCGGGTGGGCAGGCAAGGGCGACGGGTACGCCTGCTCCGAGAACGGGTGCGGGTGTGGCTGGGAGTACGAGTACCTGCCGGGGGAGCCGATGGGAATGCGGCACCCCTCGCCGCTGATCCAGCTCACCGCCCTTTCCGAAGACCAGGTCGGGAACGTGTGGCGGCCGCTACGCGCCATGATCTCCATGGGCCCGCTCGCCGACCTGCTGCTCGTGCGCGGCAACTTCATCAAGATCGTCGGTACCCACGACGACCCCGAGCTCGACCGCATCGACAAGGTCACGTCGTCCGCGAACACTCGCGTCGGCAACCCGATCAGCTTCGCGCTCCAGGACGAGTCGGGCCTCGCGACCAAGCAGAACAAGATGGTCGACGTCTACGAGAACCAGCGCCGCGGCGCGGCCGGCATGCAGGGCCGCACCATGGAGACCACGAACGCCTGGGACCCAGCAATGGCCAGCACGGCACAGCGCACCTACGAGTCGACGTCGGACGACGTGTTCAAGTACTACCGCAAGCCGCCGGAGAAGCTGTCCTACCGCAACAAGCGGGAACGACGGAAGATTCACCAGTTCGTCTACGAGGGATCACCGTGGGTGGACCTCGACTCGATCGAGGCCGAAGCCGCCGAGCTGCTCCAGACCGACCCAGCACAGGCCGAGCGGTTCTTCGGGAACCGCATCGTCGCAGGCTCGGGCTCCTGGTTGCAAAGCGGCCAGTGGGCGGCGAAGCTCAAAATTCGGGACCGGCCCGGGTCGGGTCCGATCTGCCTCGGCTTCGACGGGTCTGAGGTGGACGACTGGACGGCGATCCGCGCGGAGACGTTCGACTTCCACCAGTTCACACCGCTCGACGCGACGAACCGCCCGACCATCTGGAACCCGGCCGAGTTCGACGGCCGCATCCCGAAGGTCGACGTCATCGCCGCGTTCGACGCCATCTTCAACCGGTTCGACGTCGTGCGCGTCTACTTCGACCCGCCCGGGTGGGAGAGCCAGGCCAGCTACCTGCAGGGCCGCTACGGCGACAAGAGGGTCATCGAATGGCACACCTACCGGCTGCACCCGATGCACGAAGCGCTCGAGCGCTTCCGCAACGACATCGTCGACCCGACGTCGCCGTTCACGCACGACAACGACGTGCTCGCGGACCAGCACATGAAGAACGCGGTCATGCGCGGCCGCACCGGGAAGACCTACATCCTCGGCAAGGCATCGCAGCACCAGAAGATCGACATCACCATGGCGGGCGCCCTCGCGCACGAAGCCGTCAGCGACGCGATCGCCAACGACGACATCAAGAAGCGCAAGGCGCCGCAGACCTCGAACGTGATGTTCGGCTTCAACTGACCACCGAAGGGGAGCCCATGGCCGCCGAAGCGGAATCAATCAGGATCGCCCGCGACAGGCTCGCTCGCGGCGAGCACGAGCTGAAGCAGAAGCAGCAGACCGTGAAGCGCCGCGAGAGCTACGAGCGCGGAGAGCAGAAGCTGCCGTTCGCCCCAAAGGGCGTGAACGTCGAGTACCAGGAGCTTCAGACCCAGTCGGTCGCCAACTTCCTCGGCATCGCGATGGGGGCGCCCGTGCAGCGCATGCGCGCCGACTCGATCAAGACGAACCTCGGCGAGGAGGCGGACAAGAAGATCTGGGCCGGCGCGTGGCAGGCCAACAAGATGGACACCCGCCAGGCGCTCATCTACAAGTCGATGATGCTCCACGGCCGCGGCCTCGCCTCGGTGTGGCCGAACAAGCTCAAGCCGACGCAGCCCATCGTCCGCCCCGAGTCGTACGAGCTCGTGCACATCGAAATGGACCCCGACGACCCCTTTACGCCGCTGTACGCCGTGAAGATCTACCAGGTGGAGGAGAGCGTCCCCACGGCGCTCTGGCTGCCCGGAACCGTGACGCGCACGAAGACGGTCGGATTCGTGTACGACGCCAGCTCGGTGGTGCGCTTTGAGAAGGGCGGCATGGCCGGCACCGGTGACTGGACAGTCGAACTCACCGGTGATCACCCGATGCGCCGCGTGCCGTTCGCGCTGTACGACTACCGGCCCGACTCGCGCGGCCGCCCGTGGTCGGCGCTGGACCAGTTGATCCCACAGCAGGACGCCCTCAACACGATCCGGTTCAACACCCTCCTCGCGATGCAATTCGCCGCCTACCGCCAGCGCATCGTCACCGGCTTCGATCCTCGCGTTCTCGACGACGAGGGAAACGTCAAGTACAAGACGAACAACGAAGGCGTGCCGCTCCTGGACGACAGTGGCCAGCCGATTCCGATCCTGAATTCTCCAGGCAAGGCCGGGGTCGATCGGCTGCTCGTGTTCCCGGGCGAAGGCACGAAGGTGTTCGACCTCGCCGAATCGAACCTGAAGAACTACATCGAGGTCTACGACAAGTTCCTGACCACGTTCTTCTCCACCGGACAGATCCCGCCGCAGTATCTGCTGTCGCAGATGGCGAATCTCTCGGGAGACGCTCTCGCCGGCGCCGAGTCGACCCTCGCGTCGCTCGTCGTCGAGCTGCAGCTCGCAGCCGGCGAAGGCAACGAGGAGCTCTCCGAGATGGCCTGGTACGCGATGGGGGAGACCCGCGAGTTCGAGCCGACGTCGGAGACCCAATGGGCCGACGCGGAAGCACGATCGTTCAACCAGATCGCCGACGCCATCACGAAGCTCATCTCGGTCGACTTCCCGCACCGCGACGCCTTCGAGATGCTGCCCGGCGCCACCAAAACGAAAGTCGACCGCTGGATGGAGCACATGGAGGACGAATCGTTCTCCCGCCGGCTCGACCGCGCCGCCCGTCCCTTCACGGACGCGACGGATATCCCGCCGGTGACCGATCAGACGGAGATCGCCCGTGACCCTGCCCCAGTCGGCGGTTAGCCACTACCGGCAGCAGCAGGGCATCGCGATCGAGACCGCGCGCGAGGCCACCAGGTTGTGGCGGCAGGGCATGGGTGAGAACTTCGATCTGTCCTACACCGACATCGCCGCTGACCTCTTCGCCACGGTGCTGATGGGCCAGGCGCAGGCAGCTGCCACCGGCATCGATTACGTGCCCGACGTGCTCGCTGAGCGCGACGAGAGCGCGCCGGCGATCGCCACGGTGAACCCGGCACGGTTCCAAGGCACCACCTCGGACGGGCGACCGCTTGAGAACCTGCTGCACGGCGCCGTCTACCAGGCGAAGACGAAGGTCGGGATGGGCGGCAGCGTCCAGACGGCGCTGCGTGAGTCGGGCCTGTGGCTGGAGGACGTCGTCATTGACAGCGTGCGAGCCGCGAACAGGCAGGCGGTGGCCGCGGAGATCACCGCGCGGCCGGCGCTCATGGGCTGGGTGCGGATGCTGAACCCGCCCTCGTGCAAGTTCTGCATCGTGCTCGCCGGCAAGTGGTTCCGCTGGAACCAGGGATTCCAATCACACCCCGAGTGCGACTGCAGGCACATCCCGTCCTCCGAAGCCACCGCGGGCAACCTCACCGTCGATCCTTACGCGATGTTCTTCAACCTCAGCGAGAAGGACCAGAACCGCACTTTCGGTCAAGCCGATGCCCAGGCAATCCGCGACGGCGCCGACATCTACCGCGTCGTGAACGTCCGTGGGCGCGGCCTCTCCGACTCCGCGCTCAAGCGGACGCCGGGCCACAACCGTGGCTGGCAATCGCGGCGGTGGGACTCGCCCTCCGAGATGACTATCGACGACATCTATCTCAAGGCGCGCACCCGTGACGAAGCCATCGACCTGATGGCCCGCAACGGGTTCATCACCGGCGAGCAGGTCGCCGGCGGCAACCTGCGAGGCAACACCCCCAGCGAGTTCGGTGACCTGGCTGCAGGCGCACTCGGCCGAGGCGGAACCCGCAAGGGCGCCACCGCGGCGTACAGAGCCGCCATCAGGAACGGTGTCCGCGACCCGCTGGAACCTGCCACGCAGACCGCGGCCGAAAGGCGCCTCTACACCGCCTACCTGCGCAAGCGGGCGGTCGACCGCGGCTCCAACCCGTTCGCGGCCAACAGTCTCCGCAATCCGCTCACCCCCGAGATCAGGGCCCGCGTGGAGAGGGCCTATGAAAGCCAGCTCGAGCAGCTCGAGAACGCACCCGACCAGGTGCGCGAGCTCGCGCGACTGCTCGGCATCCGGTAACACCCGTCGGCCGCAATGGCCGCCGGCACATCAGCGCGCAACGCGCTCAACCATCTCGCAAGGAGATAACCCATGAACAAGCACACTGTCTCGACCCTGCCCGTTTTCGGCCCGGCCGCACCCTCGCTCCTGACCCTCCGCGGCATCCGCTGCGCCGAAGCCGGAGGCGATGGCACCGGCGCCGGCGGTGAAATCACCCTCACCGACGATCAGGTCGCGGCCCTCGGCGGCGACAAGGAGAAGGTCACCGAGTTCCTGAAGACGTTCGAGACCGATCGCCTGAAGCACCGACAGTCCGTGATCGCCCAGAAGGACGCCGCGCTCAAGGAATTCACCGAGCTCGGCCTCACCCCGGCCCAGATCAAGGCCCTCAACACCGCGCCGGCCGGCGCCGCGACCGCGGGCGCCGCGGCCGTCGACGACAAGGACGTGCAGCAGCGCATCGACGACGCGATCGAGCAGTTCAAGAAGGACAACAAGGCCACCTCCGACGCCCGTGCCCGCTCGGCCGAGGTGCGCGCGCAGGCTGCCGACCTCCAGTTCATCAACCCGCTCGAGGCGCTCGCCCTCGTCGACTCCGCCGAGCTCGCCAAAGTCTCCGTGAACGACGCCGGCGACGCCGACTCCGCAGGCGTGAAGAAGCTGCTCGAGGATCTCGCGAAAAAAAGCCCGCACCTCCTCAAGCCCAAAGACAACACCCCCGGCCACCGCGCTGCCGGCATCGGGGGCACAGGCTCCGCCGCACCGGCGGAAGTTCGACCAGGCACCGACCGTCTCCGGTCCGCCTACGAGAACGCATCCAAATAACAGACCGCTCCCGGCGCCAGCTGCGGAGCACTACCTGAAAGGAAACAGCTCATGGCTGTCACCCTCGCCCAGGCCGCTCTCGCTTCGCAGAACGACCTCCAGCGCGGCGTTCTCGAAGTCTTCGTGCAGGAAGCGTCGGTCCTCGACCGCATCCCGCTGATGACCATCGAGGGCAACGCCTACGCCTACAACAAGGAGGCGACCCTCCCCGGCGTCGCATTCCGCGCCGTCAACGAGGCCTACACCGAGTCGACCGGCACGATCGTTCAGGCGACCGAGTCGCTCGTCATCCTCGGTGGCGACGCCGACGTGGACACTTTCATCCAGAAGACCCGCTCGAACCTCAACGACCAGCGCGCCATCCAGACGCGCCTGAAGGTGAAGGCCGCGTCGTACAAGTACCAGGACACGTTCTTCAACGGCGACGTCACCGTCGACCCGAAGGGCTTCGACGGTCTCAAGAAGCGCCTCACCGGCGCTCAGGTGATCGACGCCGCCACCAACGGCCTGCCCGTCATCGGTGCCACAGACAGCGACATCCACGCCTTCTTCGACAAGCTCGACGAACTCATCGCCGCTGTGCCCGGCATCAGCCCCGAGAACGGAGCCCTCTACGCGCCGCGCACCATCCGCGCGAAGGTGCTCTCCGCCGGCCGCCGCATCGGCGGCACCGACATCATCAAGGAGGACCTCACCGGCAAGCGCATCGCCACCTACAACGGCATCGCGCTGCTCGACCCGGGTGACAACCTGGCCGGCGGCCAGATCCTGCCCCTCACCGAGACGCAGGGCAGCGCCAGCGACGCCGGCTCCATCTACGCAGTCAAGTTCGGCGAGGACGAAGCCGACGGGGCTGTCACCGGGCTCACCAACGGCGGCGTCGACGTCCGCGACCTCGGTGAGGTCGACGACAAGCCCGCCTTCCGCACCCGGATCGAGTTCTTCTGCGGCCTCGCCACCTTCGGTGGCAAGGCGGCGGCGCGACTCCGCGGCGTCCGCAACGCCTGATCCGGCGCCACCGACCAACACCAGATCTGGAGGAGACAGAACCATGGTCACACGCAATCGCGCAGCGTCGTCCACCCGGAAGACCGCTGCACAGAAGGCCGCCGAAACCAAGGCGGTCACACCGGAGGCGACGAGCACCCCGCCCACCACCCCCGAAAGCGTCGACGGAACCGCCGGCGCCACCCCACCGGCCGACGCGACGACTCTCGACAACGACACCACACAGCCGTCGACCACGGCGCCCGGTGACGGCCCGGCGGACACCACGGACCCGAGCGAGCGAGCCGTGTCCGTCCCGCCGGCGCCCGGCGCCGAAGCGATCGCCGTCGGCACCGTCAACGCTGTCGTGCCCGCACCCACCGTCCCGGCGGCCGCGAGCAAGAAGGCGGACAAGCCGAAGCCTCGGATCGAGAAGTTCGAGGCGACCCGCCCCGACGGCAGCGTCGTGGTGGTCACCCGGAACATCGAGACCGGCGAGTCGACGATCGCCGACTGAAGGAGGGAGGACGCTCGTGGAGAACCCCGCCACCATCCAGGACGTCAGGAACGGCTTCGAGCGTCCTCTCACCGACGGCGAGGCGACCGTCGTGCCCCAGTGGCTCGCGATCGCCTGGCCGCGGTTCCGCCGCGCTGTACCCGGCCTCGAAGCCCGCATCGCGCTGCCCGAGGACGACGTTCGGCACATCGACGTCGATGAGGCGAAGGCCGTCATCGCTGAGATGGTCATCCGCCGGCTGCGGAACCCCGACGCGCTCCGCACCTGGAACGACGACACCTACGGCCAGACCATCGACACCGAGCTCTCCGCCGGGAAGATCTACGTCACCGACGAAGAGAAGGCCCAGTTCGCCGTACCTGGAAGCGACGGCACCAACGGGGTCTACTCGATGCAACTCGGCCTCTGCTGATGGTGTCGGAATCCCAGCGCGCCAACGCCCGCGCACGCGCCGAGTCCCGCATGCAGTCCACCTGCCTCATCCGACGCCCCGCCGGCAAGGAATGGAACACCACAACCGCCGACTACGACACCACCTACGACACCGTCTATGACGGCAAGTGCTGGCTCAAGCTCGGCGGCATCCAGCCCAGCGACGCCGAGCTCGGAAACCAGATCCTTACCCGCCAAGTCCCCGTCCTCGGTCTACCCGTCGACGGCACCGAAGACGTGCAAGGCGGCGACGAGCTCCTCATCACCGGCTCACTCCACGACGTCGCCCTCATCGGCGTCGAAGGCGTGATCTCCGGCGTCTCAGCCCAAACCTTTGCTGCCACCCGACGATTCACTCTCGAGGTGATGACGTGACCGACACCATCGACGCCGACGCCTCGCCACTCTTCGCGCTCGCCGCAGACCTCGACGGAGTGGCCGACGTGTTCGCGCGCAAACTCGGACAGGCGGTGCAGCAGACCGGGATCAAGACAAAGAAGTTCTGGGCCGACGACGCCCGCAAGAAGGCCGGGAAGCGCACCCGCCGCTACGGCGCGTCGATCGACTACACAATGACCCGGTCAACCGCATTCGGCATCGTGCACGTGCAAGCCGAGATCGGCCCCAACCTCGCACGCTACGGCGGCAAGTCGGGCAAGGGCGGCCTGCAGCCCTCCCTGGGCGTCCTCGAACTCGCCCCGGGAGGAATCAAGGCCGCACCCCGAGAGAGCATCCGGCGCGCATTCGCGTTCGCCGAGCAGGAACTGCAGGTCGGCGTCGAGATCGCCATCCGGCAGACCCAGGAGGCTCACGGGCTATGAGCGAGTTCGACACCGAGACCGACCCCTACTTCCAGGCCATCTCCGAGCGGATCCAGTCATCCGATCCGCGACTCGCCGGCCGGGTCTTCGACACCGCGCTGCAGCGCAACGGCAAGCCGCGCACTGGAACGTATGTCGTCCTGTTCCTCGGCAACCCCACCGCGCTCGAGGCAGGCCGGCTCACGCTCGCCCAATCGCCCACCAGCGACGCCATCCACGACTTCACCGCCCGCAGCGTCGCCGAAGGCCCCGACGGGGCACGCGCGATCGCCCGCAGTCTCTTCAACGCCCTGGTCGGATTCAAGCCCGTCGTCGACGGCCGGGACTGCTCGAAGATCAAATCCCGCGGCTCCGACCCGGTCCAGTGGGACACCGACGCTCCCGCACCGATCTTCTTCAGCGACGACGACTACCGATTCCGCTCCTACGCCGCCTAACCGCCCGCTCGGAGCCCACACCGAAAGGCACACACCTATGAGCGACTTCAAGCGGGTCAAGGACGTCCACACCGGCGCCGAGTACCACGCTCCCGTGAGCGCGATCGAGAAGTGGCCTGAGGACTACAAGGTCCTCGACGACACCGTCGTGCACGAGCCGGCCCCCGCCACACCGGCGCCGCCGAAGCGTCCGGCACGATCGCGCAGCAGCGCGGCTGCGAAGCCGGAGAGCACCGCGGCCGCCGCCAAGAAGACGTCGCGCACCAAGCCCGCGACCCCGCCCGCGCCGGCCCCGGCAACGGCCGCTACCACCGCCAGCAAGCCTGAAGAAGGAGACCAGCAATGACGACCGAAACCGTTCCCGGTTCCGTCCAGACCACCGACAACCTCCGAATCGCCTACGTGCCTCCGGGGTCGAACGCCCACTCGCTCGCCGTGCTGCAGGCGAACACCACGAAGCTCGTCACCTACGCCCTCACGCCCGACGGCTGGGACTTCCCCAAGGCAGAGACGGAGACGGAGGACAAGCGCCTGACGCTTGGACTCACCGGATCACGCCCGGGCAAGCAGAAGTTGGGGCCCATCCAGCTGAAGTACGTGTTCGGCAGCCTCTCCGACATCATCACCGCGCTGTTCGTGAGGGGCCTCGAGGGCACGCTCGTCTACCGCGACATCCTGCCCAACGACGCCGAGTGGGCGCTCGGCCAGAAGGTCGACGAGATCGACATCGTCTGCGGCCGCCAACGCAAGGACAACCCCGCCGAGGACGGACTCTTCCTGAAGTCGCAGACCCTGTACGTCCAGGCCGGCGGCTTCCGTGAGGGCCTCACGATCGTCGCGTGACCCACCCCTCGGCCGGCGTCCCCGCCGGAGCGCCGGCCGAGGTCCACATCATCCGGCGATCCGGCGAAAGGACACCCCATGACAGACCCCACGGTCGACGACCTCGACGACATCCTCACCGAGGCCGAAGCGACACCCGCCCACACGGCATCCCTCGAAATCGCCCTCGGCGACAACATCGTCGCGATCGAGTTCCGCACCATGTCCGCGATGGACTGGAGCGCGCTCGTCGCCGCACACCCGCGCCGCGACGGCTCCACCATCGACGCACGCCTCGGCTTCAACACCGCCGAGCTCGCCGTGGCCGGCGCGCCCCTGTGCGCCAAGCGAATAGTCGGTGACGAGCGACGCACGATCACGAAATCGCAGTGGGCCAGGATCTTCGCCAGCATCGTCGGGGGAGACCTCGACAACATCGCGATCGTCATGTGGGGACTCAACGTCCTCGAGAGCCGCAATAAGGTCCTCGCACTAAAAAAAGCACAAGCCCGGAGCTCGCGCGCCTCGCGCGCCTCTCGCGCGAGCTCGGCGTCTCCATCCGCCGCCTCGAAGGCTGGGAGCCCCGCCACACGGTCACCCCGGTCTACGACGCGGAAGGGCGCCTCGAGCACTACGTAATCGAGCGCGAACCCGAATGGGACCACGACCAGGTCGAAGTGCTGCTCGCCTCTCGAGAGGCCGACAAGGTCTCCAGCACCGGCCACCCCATCGATGAGGCCACCAACCCAGCAGCGAACCCCGCGCGGACCGATGGCGAGTACTTCTACATGCCCGGCAACCCGATCATCGACTGGTCCGAGGTCGCCCACCAGCAGGGCATCGCCGCCTACAAGTCGCGGCATCCCGACACGGACATGCGCGGCGTGATCATCCCCGTCGAGCGACGGGAACGGCAGCGACCGCCGGCCTGACCTCGAGGAGGTTCCGACGTGCCCGAACGCAACACCAAGATCAACGTCGGAGCCCAGGGCGCTCAGTACATCGCCACCTTCCGGCAGATGGCCCGGGTCACCCGGGAGACCGGTACCGAGCTCGAAAAGCTGAACCAGAAGAAGGAAAGCTTCCAGCTCCTCGGCCGCTCCTTCCTCGGCGCCGGCCTCGCGCTCGGCGCCGGTCTCACCGTGGCGATCGCCAAAGCCTCCGAGTTCGACCAGTCGATGTCCTACGTCCAGGCCGCCACCCACGAGACCGCCGACGGGTGGGGAGCACTCCGCTCGGCCGCCCTCGAAGCCGGCGCCTCGACGGTGTTCTCAGCCACCGAGTCGGCCAACGCGATCGAGGAGCTCGGCAAGGCCGGCATCGGCACACGCGACATCCTCACCGGAGGCCTCAACGGCTCGCTCGACCTCGCGGCCGCCGGCGGACTCGGCGTCGCGGAAGCCGCGGGCATTGCGTCCACGTCGCTGAAGACCTTCAACCTCGAAGGCTCGCAGACTTCCCACGTCGCCGACCTGCTCGCCGCCGGCGCCGGCAAGGCGATGGGCGACGTCACCGACCTCGGCTCGGCCCTCGGCCAGGCCGGACAGGTGGCACACGGCACCGGTCTCAACATCGAAGAGACCACCGCCGGCCTCGCAGCGTTCGCCTCTCAGGGCCTGCTCGGCTCGGACGCCGGCACAGCGTTCAAGAGCATGCTGCAGCGGCTCACCCCGCAGAGCGCCGAAGCCAAGTCGAAGATGGACGAGCTCGGTATCTCGGCCTACGACGCCTCGGGCAACTTCATCGGCCTCGCGGAGTTCGCCGGCAACCTCCGCTCGTCGCTGAAAGACCTGACCCCGGAGCAGCGCAACGCCGCTGAGGCTGTCATCTTCGGCTCCGACGCCGTGCGCGCCGCGAACGTGCTCTACTCCGAAGGCCAGAAGGGTATCGCCGACTGGGAGAAGAAGGTCAACGACGCCGGGTACGCGTCCGAGACCGCCGCCATCCGCCTCGACAACCTCCGCGGCGACGTCGAGCAGCTGACCGGCGCCGTCGACACCGGACTCATCCAAGCCGGCTCCGCCGCGAACGACACACTCCGCTTCTTGACACAGTCCGCGACCGACCTGGTGGACGGCTTCAACGGCTTGCCCCAGCCCGCTCAAGGGGCCGGGCTGGCGATCGGCGGCGTCGGCACCGCCGCGACCATCGCGGCCGGCGCCTTCTTCCTCGGCGTGCCCAAGCTTGCCGAGTACCGGGACGCCATCGAGCAGATGGGGCCAGCCGCGCAGCGCACCTCGCGCATCCTCGGCGCGGTCACCAAGGGAGGCGCGATCGCCGCCGGCGTCATCGTCGGCATCGACCTGCTCAACAACCTGCTCGAGAAGCTGCAGGCCACGCAGCAGGAGCTCACCAACACGGCGGTCACCGCCGACGACGCGGACGCCCTCATCACCAAATCCTTGCAGGGCATCGCTCAGAACCCAGCCGACATCATCTCCGGGGCGTCCGGGCTCGATCACTTCCAGGAGAGACTGAGCAACCTCGCTGACACGAGCGAGAACTGGTGGGCCACCTGGGCGCACGGCGCCGACGGCACCACCGACCTCAACGTCGGATTGCAGAAGCTCGGCACCACCCTCGGCGATCTGGCCAGCTCCGACCTGCAGGCCGCGCAGCGCGCCTTCGGCCTGCTGGTCGACAAGACCGACGGCAGCGATCGGCAGATCAACGAGCTCCTCAACCGGATGCCGGCCTTCAAGGACGCCCTCACCGCGCAGGCAACCGCACTCGGTCTCAACGCCGACCAGGAGACCCTCGTGGCGCTCGGGCTCGGAGAGATCGGGCCGAAGTCGACCACGGCAGCGAAGGGTCTCGATGACGTTTCAAGCGCCGCGGACACCGCGACCACCACGGTCGAAGGCCTCGCCGACGGCATCCGCGATTACGGCAAGGCGACGTCGGATCTGACCTCGGCGAACTCGGACTTCTACCAGTCCGTCGACGACGCTAGAGCACTGTTCGGCGCCGAGGGTTTCGCGGCAAGCCTGGACCTCACCACTCAGGCCGGCCGCGACAATAGCGCCGCGTTGCGCGACATCGCGGACGCCGCGAACAACGCGGCCGCGCAGACGTACGAGACGACGTACAGCCAAGACGATCTGATCGCAAAGCTCGGCGAGGGCCGGCAAGCCCTCTACGACCAGGCGCGCCAGTTCTTCGACAGCGACCAGGCCGCGTGGGACTACGTCGACACGCTGATGCAGACACCTGAGCAGGTCACCACCACGGTGAACCTCAACGGTGTCGACGAAGCCGACCAGGCGATGCTGACCTTCCTGCAGAAGTGGGACGGCATCACCATCACCGCCGACCTGTTCCTCGACTCCAGCGGCGGCGACAAGGGCCTCGCGGCCTCGGCCGCCCGGTACACCGCTCAGGCCCAGGCCTACTACGAAAACGAGAACCAGAACGGCAACATCTACGCGTACGAGAACGGCGGCTTTCCTCCCGGGATCTATTCCGGCGGGCCGCTGTACAAGTTCGCGGAGCAGAACGTGCCCTGGGAGGCGTTCATTTCGGGCAAGGCCGGAATGGAAGACCGCAACCGCGAGATCGCTCTCGACGCACTGTCACGGCTCGGTCCCGGCCGCTACGCCTCGAGCAGCTCGTCGACGTCGAACTCGCGATCGTTCACCTACAGCCCGACGATCCAGGCCGCCCCCGACATGGACGTCTACGCGTTCTCGAGATCCACACTGGCGCTCGCGAACTTCCAGGAGAAAGTGCATGGCGGATGACCAACACGCGGGTCAGGTTCGACTCCAGCCCGATCGTCTTCGACGGCGGAGCGGGGTCGCGCGGGTTCTTCATCTCGGACGACCCGAGCGACTTCGATGGCTGGGACGACAGTCCGGAGATGCGCAGGCAGGCAATCGACTACGCCCAGGCCCACGGATCATACGACCTCCGCGGCTTCAAGTCGTCGCGGGTCGTCACGATCGGTGGGCCTGCGTACTCTCGGAGTCCCGAGGATCAGCAATCGATGAACAACCAGTTCACCGGCCTGCTCGCTGACGGGCAGCGAGACCGGATGATCGTCGACCACCAGGGCCTTCGGCTATGGGCCAATGTGCGCCTACAGAAGCCATCCTTCGCAGCCACGGTCTACGGCGAGATCGCGGTGTACCAGCTGCAGGTGTGGGCAGCCGACCCGAGGAAGTACTCGCTTCGAGCGAAGCGTTTCCCCACGACCGGCTTTGTCGACGCAGTGAGCGCCTACCACCGAGGCAACTTTCCTGCCCTGCCCGTCTACCGCATCAGCGGCAACATGCCGAACGGCTACGGCATCTGGTGCGGAGGACAGTTGTACCAGGTCTCCCGCCCAGTCACGCCCGGACACGACCACACCGTCTACATGCGCACCGGGAAGCTCTGGATCGACGGGGCGCCCGTGGTCGGAGGCCTCGTTCACGCGAACACCTGGACGATCCCGCAGGGAGCACCGACCGACATGACGATCGACAAGCTCGGCGGAACGGGCGGAATGGCCGTGGAGGTATCCGACACCTATGTCTGACTCCTACACGACCTATATCTGTGGTCTTCAGTCCGGTGAGGTGCTGATGCCAATGCTCGCCGATGAAGCACCCTTCGACGGTCGATGGGCGACTCGCATGAACGGTATCGACTCCGCGCAACACAGTTTCCAGCTCGGGTCGAGCGAGCTCAGCCGCGAGCAATGGCGAGATCTCATCTATCCGTGGAAGCGCACAATCGAAGTCGAGTGGAACAACGGTCTCGTCTACTCCGGGCTCATCATGGGCACCAACTGGAACGAGGACACCCAGACACTCACAGTCGCGTCGGCTGAAGTTCGCTCGATCCTCGCACGACGGATGCTCTTCGGCGTAGGCACCTACGACGGCGGAACGCGAATCCTGACCAACCGATCACTTCGGGGCCTGATCTACCAGATTCTCTTCTACGCCACACAGGGCAACCTCTCGCTCGGCTGGGACCTGCCCTTCAGCTTTCCTGCGTTCGACGAAGTCGGAGCACAGAACCGCGAGTACTGGAACTACCTGTTCCAAAACGCTGAGCAGCTCATCTCCGAAGCCCAGGATAGCGAGGGCGGCCCGGACGTCCATTTTCAGCCCCGATGGAACGGCGCAGGCCGAAGAGAGTGGCTCATCCGACTCGGCAATCCGAAACTCACGGGCCCGTCGAAGGACTACCACGCCAAGAGCGCCGAGCCCGACGCTTCCACGGTGCTCGAGGACATGGACGGCACCGAGATGGTCACCGGCGTGTTCATGCTCGGCGACGGCTCCGGGCCCGACATGCCCCATGGGGAGGCCGCGGTGCTCGCGCTCCCAGGCGGGGGGCCCTCCCTCGACGTCACCAACACCGACTTTAAGGACCTCGGCGACGTCAATGAGCTCGCAGCACACGCCCGCGCCGAAAGAGACGCGATGCAGAACCCAACCAGGCAGACCAGCTTCAGCGTCCTCGCTAAGAGCTTTCTCCCGGATGGGCTACCCGGCTCACCAGTCACGCTCTGGACTCCAGGCTCGAAGTGGCTGGACGATCGCCAAGATCTGCGCTGCATCGGCGTGCACGGCGACATGACCGAACGGATCACGATCGACACGCAGGCGGCCTGACATGGTGAAAACGAACAACCTCCGCGACACAGTCGCAGTGCGCAACCAGAAGAAGCTGGCCAAGCTGGCCAAGCAGGCCCCCCTCGAGTCCTCCGCAGTCAACAACGGCCGCACGAGGTTCATCGGCGGCCAGCTCGTGGGCGAGGCTGGCGCGCAGCAGATCTGGCACGGCGACGCCTTCTTCGACGGTGACGTCCGCATCACCTTCTCCCTCACGGTGGGCGGCAGCACGACGATCGGCGGCAACACGATCATCGGCGGCTCGGTGCAGATCGTCGACAACCTCGACGTCTCGGCGCAGACGATGCTCCGCGGCCTCACCACGCTCATGAACGACCTGAACGTCCTCTCCGGCGGCAAGATCGTCATCGACGGACCCGTCCCGTTCACGCTGCAGAACGGCGCAATCCTCTTCGCCAACGGAACCGAGATCTCGGGCGGCGCATTCGGCATCCGCATGGCAGGCCCCGGCTCCACCATCACCGCAGGCAGCAGCATCGCCGGCATCGCGGCCGCCGGGAACTACGTCACGGTTGACAGCGACGGCGTGCGCACGGGTGGCCACCTCCGAGCCGAGGGCTCATTCCAGGTCGTCGAGGAAACGATCCTCCAGGGGCCCGTGACCTTTCAGGATGCGGTCGCATACGCGGTGGGGTGGCCGACGGTCGTGGGCAAGGGGCTTCCGCCCGGAACGGTCTGGGCCGATCTCGACGACGATAACCGGCTCTACATCGCTCTGTCTTAGAAGAACTCAGGGCAGAGATACTGCTTGGCCGCGGTGACCGTCTTGGTGTTGTTGGCGGCCGCATCGTCGGTTGAACCTACGACGACGACAATCTCTGCGTCAGGCTTTCCTGACCGCAGATTTTCACAAACAAGTGTCCCGGCACTCACCAGCTCATCATCGCTCGGCGGGTCACCTTGCCAGATCGCATGCATGGCCAACAGGTAGTCGTCGGTGCTCGCGGAGGGCGTCGGAGAACTGCTCTTTGGTTCCGCGGTAATGGGAGCCGATTCGACAGTCGGAGCAACCGTCGTGTCGCCAGATGCATCCTCGGCCGGCGCCGAGCTCGTGCAACCGGCCAGCAGCAATAGTGCGGCAGCAACGACCGCGATTCCCCCGAACTTCCGCATGCCCGAATCCTACCGACAGCGATCCTCGATTAATAGACCCCCATGGAGGCGCCGTGCCCACTCTCACCGGAACGCTGAACGATCTCGCGTTCGGACACCTGACCGACATGTTCCCGCGTCTGAAATTCGTCCTGAACGCTCCAGCCACGGGCCTCAATGGCGAGTTCGTCGTCACGGAGCCCGTCATTGTCACTCCGGACGTCGTTACCGGTGCCTTCAGCGTGACGCTCATGCAGACCGACATACTGCGCTCCGCGCTCCCGTCTGTGGCCGAAGTTCTGATCTTCGTGTTCGCCGACTGGCTCGGCGGTGGCTTTGACCAGTTCCTCACCCCCTTGAGAATCACACAGTCCACGACAACCATCGCGGCCGCGGTGATCGCCGGTGGCGCACCAGGCATCACTTGGGTGGGCCTCGAGCAGCCTCCAGCCGTGAACATCTTCACATCGTGGCTCGTCATGGACCCGGACGACCCGACACTCGAACCAACCAGCCCGGGAATCGAACTCGGCGACTATTACGACTGGAGCTGACATGCCTTGGATCAAGCGCGCAAACCTCCGCGGACCCGTCGGCCAGGCAGGTCCCCGCGGATTCGACGGGCTGCCCGGCGTGAACGGAGTCGAGAACGACGAGGCCGTCGCCGCCTACGTCGCGACGCCGACGTCGGAGACGAGCAAAACTCTCAGTGAGCTGTTCCTCGATTTCCGGCGCATCTTTAAGAACATCGCGTCGTTCGCGTACGGGATGTCGTGGATTCGGTACGAGAACGGCGCGGGGCCGACGTATCCGAACCGGGTCGCGTCGCTGTTCGGGATGCAGGCGCTCGTGAACCGAGCGACGGGCGGGAACCGGATGCAGGACACCGCCACCGACGCGTACGGCACCTCAGCGCTCAGCTGGGTCGCCGGCACGAAAGGCGTTGTGATCGTCGGTGATCTGCTGAACAACCTCGGCGAACCGGACGACGCCCGCAACCGGGCCACCGCGCTGGAGTCGGCCCGGGCGCTGTGCGCGCTGCTGTCGGCGTCGTCGCGGATCGAGCAGGACTCCGCCACATTCACTTACACGGGTGCGTGGCCGGCTGCGACGGTCGCCGATGACTACTCGGGCGGGTCGATTGCGTACGTGAACCCGAACCTCAACGCTGGGGTCGAGGCGACCCTGTACGTGGAGATGGCGTTGGCCGCGAACGTCGACTACTACTTCAAGTCGGAAGCGACCACGACCAGCGTGCACGGCGCTGTGTTGCGGTTCTACGACGTGACCGGTGGCGGCAGTACCGTCATCGGGGAACTCGACCTGCACGCGAAGGCGTACCTGACCGCGAACAAGCCAGCATTGGGCCGGGCCCCGATCGTGTTCCGCATCCCACGCGCGTCCACCGCCCGCACCATCCGGGTGAAGATCACCACGCAGGCCGGGTACTCGGGCACCTGCGCGGCGTTCATCGACGCTCTGCTCCCGCAGTCCTCGACTCCGCCTCTACTGATCTGGGTCAAGCCACTGCCGGTGCTCGCGGCGTCACACAACAAGCCGGCGCTGCGAGACTACCTCCGGACCATCCCCGACACCCTCGCGGCGGAGTTCAAGAACGTGCTCGTCGTCGATCCCCTCGACGGCTGGGACATGAACACGATGCTCATCTCGGACGGGCTGCACCCGAACAATCTCGGGCAGCAGCACAACGCCGACGCGGTGGCCAACGAGCTGATCCAGGCATTCATCCGCAAGAACCGGGAGGCCGCTTTCGGGGTTCTCTCATGATCCCCTTAGTCGGTTGCCTCAACCTCGGAACCCCACATCAGGTCGGAGAGATAACCGACCGAGATGGCGGTGCTGTGTTCGAGGGCGGGCCGCAACTCGATCGGGCGTGAGTACGTCGGCCAGATCTGCGTCAATTGGCCGTCTGCGCTCTCATCCACCTGATCCCCGAGACCGGCCGCCAGCTCGGCACCCTCAGGGCTTGGGCTCGTAATGATGACATGGGTGAATAGCCGCCCCATTCCCCACGAGACCATGTTGATGCGGCTGACGCCCTCGAGTCGGTCGTCGTCCGTGTAATGGCCGACGCTGCAGTATCCGTTGTGGCCGCCTTCGAAGTAGGGCCACGGGGTGGTGCCCACCCGAATCTGGGTGTGGGCGGGCGGGAGCCGGTCACTGTGGAACTGCCGCAGCAGGAATGCGTCGGGGTCGCCTCCGTCGATTTCGTTCACCTTCGCTCGCAGCAGCGCAACCTTGGTCGCCCAGACGCTGAATGCCTCGATCTCGTTAGGGCGCATGAAGGTCCGGTGACCCAAGGCCAAGTCCAGGATGCTCGCCTCGGCGTCGAGGTCCATTCGATGCATCCACGATTCGTTGCAGAGCTTGCACACGCCGCCGAGCTTCATTTGGAACATGCCGATCGGCATCACCAGATCGCGTTCTGTCTTGCCGCGTACGGAGTCGGTTTTCCGCGTCGAGGGGCTGTGAGGAATGTGCTTGCCGAAGCTCTCGTGGAAGATGTGCTCTCGGCTCAGCTTGTTCGTGGTCGAGCCGCAAAACATGCAGGCACGCCTCGGCTGTGACGGAGTAGCCGGCGTTGTCATTTGGCGAGCATACCCAGCTGCCTTCGCGTCGGAGCTCACGAGCCCTACACGTCTGTTCGCCCGCTCGTTTCAACGCCGATACGTCTCGGTGCCTGCAACAGCAGAGAACGGTCATCCGCGATGCGCCACCGGTTCAAGAACCGATCGGTGAAGTACACGTCCACCGGTATCGGGTCGAGTTCCATGGCCGGATAGACGCGGATATCGACTTCGCCCCACAACTGTGACCCGGACGCAATCCCGTACTCCTGTTTGTCAGATGGGGCGGGGAACGCGCGTGGATCGAACGATGGCGCCACGAACTGCACCGGGGTCCAGACCTCAACGTGGGTGATCGAATCAGCGCTGTCGTTGTGCACCTGCCACACGAACGACTTGCTCGAATTGCCTTCGATGTTGCTCGTCCACTCAACCTCGACGCGCACGTCTAAGGCCTGCTGCTGAGCCCAGCTCACCGCGTCAAGGCGACGGGCCTCTCCGGCCTGGCGCGCTCTCTCCTCCTGCTCGTCGCGTCGCAACCGAGCCGATGTGGCATTCGCCGTTCTCGCTGCCATCACGGAGACGAACACGGCCAACAGCGTCGCGACCGCGATCGCCACGTTCACCGCGAAATTCCACCAGTCCGAAGCCGAATCCTCGGCCAGCCCAATCACCATCTGCCGAGCCTAGCGAAAGGCCACCTCATGAACGACTACCGCGTCCTCTTCCAATACTTCAACCCCGACGCCGCCGGCCCACACTTCGGATTCACCACCGTCCACGCCGAGTCGGCAGAGGCCGCAGCCGCAGCGCTCGCCGCCGCGCGCGAAAAGGACCGCAACTTCTCCATCGTGCAGGTGGTCGAGGCCAACGACGTCGTTCCGGGATTCACCTACGCCGACGTCAAGGCGCAGCGCACCGAACTCGAGGCGGCGGCCGAGGTCCGCCGGCAGGGCGTGGAGCAGATCGTTGCGCTCGCGAACGCCGAAGCTGCCGGCACACTTCGAGGCGTCTTCGGTACCGGCTGGACCGAGCTCGTCGACGGCTGGTTGGGCGAAGCGGCGCTCGCGCTGCGCGCCGCCGGCCTGATGCCCGAGGCGGACGGCGAATGAAATCCAACCTCCGCCAGCCCGGCGACACCACGAACATCAGCGACAACTACCAGGACCACCTGGACCGCGGCTCGCAAGGCGGCGACGACCTCACCGACCGGTACGGCACTCTCGTCCGCGCCCAGCTGGATGGGTGCTACGTCTCCATCGTCGACAACTCACCCGACGGGTCCGGCGGCCGCTACATCCGGCTCACCGGGCCTGACGGCGACAGCGTCGAGAGCCTCCACCAGTCCAGCGTCACAGCGGCCCGCGGCAGCTGGTGGGACGCCGAAGGTGTTGTCGGCCGGTCGGGCGCATCCGCGTTCGGCTCCGACTACGGCACCGGCGGCCCGCACATCCACAACCACGGCGTGCACGCCAACGGCGTCCGTTTCAACCTCGAGCCCTACTACTGGTGGCTCAACGGCGGCAGCACCACAGCCGGCGGCAACGTCACACCCATCCCACTCGAAGGAGACGCAGAACTCATGGCACTTTCCGACCCCGTCAAGGGCGACATCGAAACCATCCACCGCGACCAGGAGAAGGCCCTCTGGGAGAAGGACGAAGCGTTCAAAGCCAGCGTTCGTGCCAGGGTCTCGGAAGCCATCGCTGACGAAGTGAAGAGCATCGTCGACAACATCAACACCCACATCGCCGCAGCCGTCGCCACCGAGCTCCAGGGGTTCAAGAACATGCTCACGCGCGAGCGGTGGCAGTTCGCCTCCGTCGCCGGCCGCAGCGACCGCTGGGCGATCAACATGAGCAACGGCACATTCACTCACTACACCGGCCTCAACGACCCGCTCCTCGCCCGCGACATCAAGAAGGAAAAGGTCTCATCTCTCGAAGACGCCTCGGGCAAGCGCGTACCGGAGCCGCCGATGGAATTCGAGTCGATCGCCGCGCTGAACGACTTCCTCGTCAGCCTCCGAGCCGACCCGACCGAGCTCGCCGTCTGAACCCTCACTCTCGACCCTGAGAGGGGGCACGATGAAACTCAAACGACGCGGGCCGACCTGGTGGCGGTACCTCGACCAGGCCGACCGGGACGGCGTCTACAACAAGCTGTCCGCGATCGCCTGGGCGTTCGCGTTCCTCTGGTTCACACCGACGTCCTACTCGTTCCTACCGGCGCTCGCCGTGATCGTGGCCGGCCCGATCGTGGCCGGCGGCCTGCTGGGCATCTTCGGCCGCATCCGCCACGACCTGCTGCCTGAACTGTTCGGCATGGGCGGGGTGCTGTTCGGCTTCGGCTTCTACACGCTGCTGCAGGCGATCTGGGTGTTCTACGGCAACGCCGACCGCATCCCGCTTACCCTGCTCGCATTCGCCCTCACCCGCACCTTCTACGGTCGCTTCCGCTACCTCCTCGTGGAAAAGTTCTGGCCGGCGTACAAGCTCGAACGGGCGCAGCGACAGGCGGAGAGGGAAGCCGCGTGACAGCAGCCACCATGTTCATCCTCGTCGAGATGATCTCCGCGGCCGCGGCGCCATCCCCCGACCCGTACATCGTGATCTGGGTCGCTCTCATCACCGGCGGTCTCTCGCTGCTCGGTACGGGCGTGCTCGCGGTGCTCAGCCTGCGCGGGCAAATCGGGAAGAAGTACTCCGACTCCCGCGAAGACAAGTCGGCCGAGGTCGCCGATCTCAAGACCGCGACCGACGCTGCGCTCGAGCTCGCTGATAAAGAGCGCCAGTCCAAGGAGAGCGCCGTCGCCACTCTCGAAAAGGTGGTCGGCGCGCTCGAGCGCCAGGTCGAGCAGCTCACCACGAACGTCACCAACCTCACCGAGACCATCAACGTGATGACAGGCGCGGCGACCATGCAACGCGACCTCCTCGCCCGCATCACGACCGACCGCGACGAACTCGCGGCCACACTCGCAGCCGTCGAGATCGAACGCGACAGCGCCCGCAAAGAACTCGACGCCGCCCGCCACGAGATCTACGAAATGACCTACCCGAGCGTCGCCGACGCAATCAAAGTGAAGGAGTAAAACCATGTCCGAACTCACCCCCGGCCCCGACCACGCCACCGGCGTCGACCCCAACCTCCCGACCGACGGGCCCGGCTTCCTCGCCCGCTCAAAGAAGGCGCTCGCCGGCGGCGTCACTGGCGCCCTGACCGGTGGCGTCACCGGTGCGATCTCCGCGGCACTCAGCGACGGCCGCATCGACCCGAGCGAAGGCTGGGGTATCCTGGCCTTCCTCGTTGGCGGCTTCGCAATCGGCTTCGCCGGCGTCTGGGCGGCACCCAAGAACGCTGAGTAGCAGCACAAAGACACATCGAGCCCCTGGCTCTCCTTCGGGAGAGTCAGGGGCTCTCTTTGTCGTTTAAAGGAGCGCGCGCAGACCCGCGACCGCATCCTCCGGCGTTGTGAACGCCCCGAGAGCGAACACCACCTCGGTCCACGTGGCATCGTCGGCGTTGCTAAGCCTGTACCCGTCTACCTCGTGCTCGATCCTCCACGGCGTCTCCACGAGCACGCCGTCGACTTCCTCGACGACCCAGTAGTGGTCGTATTCGATGCCGCGCGCGAGGAACAACGTCACTCTCGCTCCACACCGACGGCGATCATCTTCCACCCGTCCGGGATGCGGGCCTGCAGCTGGGCGTACCCCGCGTCGTAGGTGGGTGCTTCGGTCTCGATGTCGCGCACCTCTTGGTTCTCGGTGTTGCGGACCATGGCGGTGACCTTCATGCGTCAGATCCTCCCATGTTGTGGGTCGGATATCCGGTATACGGCGGTGTTGGGGCGTTCGCGAGCGCGTGCGTGTGAACGCCGCGTGCCGCATCATCGAGGGTAGAGAAGGGGCCAAGCTTCACCCCGGCCACGGTGACGACCTCGAACACCCACCCGTCGCTTCTCTGAACATGGGTGATGACGGCGAACCGTTGCCGGGTGCCGGGCCTGGGGAACGCCCACTGTATGGGGCGGATGGTTTGGACCGGATGCCAGTTGGTGGTGCGGCCGTGTGGGCGGGCCATCGTGCTCCTCTCGATTGGGGAGCGCGCCGGCCCGCGCATCCTCGATGGTAGACAGGACCACCGACAGAACGCCAAGTACGTGTGCGTTGCTATGGGCAGAACGCTTCCGAAGCGGTGAACAGCGCCCTTACGTTGGCGATGTACTCAGCCTTGGTGATCTGTGTCGCGCTTTCAACAGCGGACCAATTGTTGCTGGCGGCCGCGGAGGCTTGCTCGATGGTCCAGCCTTCGTCGATGCGCTCGCAGTTGGTGTGGAACGACACCAGCAATTGCTCGTCAGGTAGCTCACCAACGGTTGTGGAACCGTCACGATCAACAGCGTCTAGGAAACCCTGCTCGCGATCCCGTTGCGCAATGGCTGGCAATGCGATCAGGGCGCAAATAGTGCCCGCGAGTATCAGTGCAACCAGCATCCACATCCACCAGCGGACGCGACCAAGCTTCGTCGTCGCGCCAGTTGCCATGCCCGGCTCCCCCTCCGAAGTGCTGTGCCGAGCATAGCGGGCCGGGTTGCGTCGTCTATGCCGCTAGTTGGTCGGACACGGCCTCACTAACACCGGGGAAAGGTGGGAAGTGAGGAGAGACTACTGCTTTGGTGAATGACGTGCCGGCGGCGACCCTCCGGCCAGCTTGTTGCCCGCTGTGCAGGTAGCGCTGAGTCGTGGCGATCGACGCGTGGCCAAGCATCAACTGCACAGCTCGCAGGTCGCCCGTCGCTTCGTACGCTGCTGTCGCTCCAGCGTGACGCAGTGAGTGAGGGTTGCACCCTGTGACTCGAGTGATGATCTTATTTACCGCCTGGGGGTGCATGAACCCGCCCCATCGACCGGGGAAGTAGAAGCCTCCTCCGAGCTCCGCCTCGCGCTCGAGCAGCACCTGCATCAGATCGTCGTTGATGTACACAATTCGCTCCTTCTCACCTTTGCCGAGAATGCGGAGCTCGTCGTGTCGTCGAGCCTTCGTGTGCAGCATTGTTAGCTCCGAGAGACGGAGGCACGCGAGCCGCGCCAACAAGATCATGGCCCTATCGCGGAGCTCGGCCGTGATGAGCGACAACTGCACCACATCGTCAGGTGCGATTCGTGGCACCGTTAGGGGCACCCGAATCGACTCCAGGTCGCGAGCCGGATCTTCGGCCATAAGGCCTTGCGCATGTACCCACTCGAAGAAGACCATCATCGAAGATCGATAGGAGCGGCGATACTCGGCCGAGGCACCTGACAGCCGCATCGCGGCCAGTATCGCCTCAAGGTCGTGCTTTGTGACCGAAAGAAGGTCAGGGTGGCGCCTGCGAATCGCCTCGATGTGACCGACTCGCTGCTTCACCGTCCCCTCGCCTCGGCCAGCAGCAAGAAGGTGATTTCGAAATGTGTGAATGAGCATGTTTACCCCCGTAGTTCCATCCGGTTCCCTCACCGGACTAACGAGGCTAAGGCGTCGAGGAGCGCTCAT